CAGTATGTTGAAACCGCTTTGTTTGTCGATTTGGATTATAACCCTTCCCCACCATTTATTACAGTTGTGAGAAGTCCCGAAGTAAAGTACGGTACAAACCCATCATTACAATATACAATACCAAATAGAAAACAATTTTACTATGCATCTGTTCCAACATGGAATGGTAACGAACAAGGTATGGACATATACACAATCCCTCAACCAGTCCCTGTTGATATAAATTATAGTGTGAAAATCATCTGTAATAGAATGAGAGAGTTGAATCAACTTAACAAGGTTGTTATGCAAACTTTTTCATCAAGACAAGCCTATACCTTCATTAAAGGACAATACGTTCCAATCATAATGAATAATGTTTCTGATGAATCTCAAATGAGTTTGGAATCAAGAAAGTATTACGTTCAAAGTTATGATTTCACAATGTTAGGATATCTTATTGATGAAGAAGAGTTTGAAGTTAAGCCAGCAATCCAAAGAGTTACTCAATTGTTTGAAATTGATAACAACAGATTAAGTAAGAGAAGACACCAATTCCCTGAAAATCCCGATAATTTTGAAAACGATTTCTTATTTGTTGTTGGAAACACAACATTGGTTGATGTAATTGATTTCACCTCGAACATGAAATTAGTTGGAACTGAAAATATTTCAAGTTATGATGTTTATATCAATAACGATTATTACGGTAGTGATGTTAATTTAATTCATAACCTTCACCATAGATATCTCTCTACTCCTTACACTATTCCATAATTAAATTCTCGATAAACTTATAAATCTTAATCCCACGTTTATCACAGTATTTTTTCAATACCTCGTGAGATTCAGGTGATATCTTTAGGTTCTTAATTTCTTTCTTTGTTTTCATAGGTAGAAAAAAGGCAGAATAAATTCATACCGTTTACAAATACATATCCAAAAGTCAAGTTTTTTGTGTTATTAATGAATATTTATCATTAAAATAAATCTGCAACAGAATTAATTAATAATGGCAACAGCACAAGCAAACAAAAAGGTGTACGTTTCACCTGGTGTATACACTTCTGAAACGGACTTATCGTTCGTAGCCCAAAGCGTGGGTGTAACGACTTTAGGTGTGGTTGGGGAAACTATAAAAGGCCCCGCTTTCGAACCAATTTTTATAACTAACTATGATGAGTTCCAAGCCTATTTCGGTGGTACAGAACCAGTGAAATTTGTGAACACACAAATTCCTAAGTATGAAGCTGCGTATATCGCAAAATCTTACTTACAACAATCAAACCAATTATTCGTAACAAGAGTATTAGGTTTATCAGGATATGATGCGGGTCCGTCTTGGAGTATAACTGTAACTGCGAATGTTGACCCTTTAACAATTGGGTTTACAGCGTCTTCGGCAGCAACACCATTCACCGCGACTTTCACGGGTAGTGCTTCTGGAAATACAGTTGTTTTCTTAGATACAACAGAATTACCTACAGAGGTTGCTGCTAACTTGAATGTTCAATACAGATTAAGTGATGGTAGTACTTCAACATTACAAGATGATTTTAATACTTACATTAGTCAGATAGCTGATTCTACAACATTGTCTGCTACTACTTCTGTAATGTATGGTTCAATACCTGCTGAAAGTTGGTATTCATTAGTTAGTCAGTATAGTAATCTTAAAAACGTTTATGGTGTTCCAGGAGATGGTGATATCGAATATAACGATTTAAGTGCAAGTGCTAATGATTCTTGGTACTATGCGAACTTTGAAAATTATTCAGGTGATAATTATTCGGGTTATTCTTTCGATTATATTGTTAATAGTGTTGCTGTAAATGGCGATGTGGTTACAGGTACTATATCTGGTAATACATATTCGTTCTCAGGAACTGCGTACAGTGAATATAACAACATGGTTGTTGCAACTTTACGTTCAAGAGGTATTGCTTTATTCACTAATAGTTCTGATTCACAAAATCACGGACCTATCTATGAAACTACAGGTTTAACTATGGTTTGTGACGGAGCTTACTCAGGTGTAAGTACAAATCCTTATGGTACCTTCTTAATATCAGGTATCACTAATGATAACAACACATTCCAATTCGAAACATCATTGTTAGCGTCTTCATCAAAGTACCTTACAAAGGTATTTGGTACTGATAATTTTGGTAAATCAAGATTTACGGTTCCAGTATTTGTTGAAGAGGCGTATCAAGCGTCTTTGAATATTGCATATTCTCAAGGGTATATTAAAGGAATTAATTGTAGTTTAATTGATTTACCAGGAGCTAGAAGTGAAAATAACACATCAATCGCTTACAATTTAGAAAGATATCAATCACCTGAAACTCCGTTCTTAGTATCTGAGTTGAGAGGTAATAAAGTTTATGACTTATTTAAATTTATTTCAATATCTGATGGAGATGCTGCAAACACAGAGGTTAAAGTCTCTATCGCAAATCTTTCTTTCAACAATATGTCTTTTGACGTATTAGTTAGAAATTTCTTCGATACAGATGCTAATCCTGTTGTAATTGAGAAATTTACAAATTGTAATTTAGACCCAGCATCAAATAACTTTATTGGTGTTAAGATTGGTACTTCAAACGGTGAATACGCTTTGATTTCAAAGTATATTATGGTTGAAATGTCACCAACAGCTCCAATAGATGCATTACCTTGTGGATTCCGTGGATATACTCAAAGAGAGTATGAAAATGTTTCAACATATCCTTCTCCATACATTCAATATAAAACAAAATATTTTTACCCAGGTGAAACAATTGCTAACCCTCCTTTCGGTGGAGCGGCAAATACAACAGAATCAGCTGGTGATATTGTAAGAAGAAGTTATTTAGGGTTCTCTACACAATATGGTGTTGATGAGGCTTTCTTACAATATAAAGGAAAACAAACTCCAGCTAACTGGATTAGTAATCCTGGTCAAGAAGCTGCTCCTTGGAACGTTGTAAGTAAAGGTTTCCATATGGACTCAGGTGCTACAGTTGTTACAATTGCTAACACTTATCAAACAAGTGGTCAAACAGCGTTTGAATGTGGAGATGCTGACTAGAACAAATGAAGACAGATTCCAATTAGGTGCTAGTGGATTCTTAGCGGGAGCATATCCTTCATCAAGATATCCAGCAGCAACGGGAGAAGGTTTATTCAAAAGAATTGTGGTTCAAAACAATACACAAGATTTTGCGAACACTGACTACTACGCTTACTTACTTGGTATTCTTACTTTCTCAAATCCTGAATCTACAAACATCAACGTTTTTGCAACTGCAAGTATCGACTATGTTAACAACTCTAACTTATGTGAAGAGGCGATTGATATGATTCAATACCAAAGAGCTGACTCGGTTTATATCGTAACAACTCCTGACTACAACATGTACACTCCAGATGCTTCAAGTCAATTTGATGTAATCTATTCTCAAGAAGCGGTGGATAACTTAGATAACACAGGAATTGATTCTAACTACACAGCAACTTACTATCCTTGGATTTTAACAAGAGATACGGTTAACAATACACAAATCTACTTACCACCAACAGGTGAAGTTTGTAGAAACTTAGCTCTAACAGATAACATTGCATTCCCTTGGTTCGCATCAGCGGGTTACACAAGAGGTCTTGTAAACTCAATCAAAGCTAGACAAAAACTAACTCAAGAAGATAGAGATACTTTGTATCAAGGTAGAATCAACCCTATCGCTACTTTCTCTGATGTTGGAACAGTAATTTGGGGTAACAAAACTTTACAAGTTGCTGACACAGCTCTTAACAGATTGAACGTTAGAAGATTGTTGTTACAAGCTCGTAAGTTAATTTCAGCGGTGGCTGTAAGATTATTGTTCGAACAAAACGACCAAATCGTTAGACAACAATTCTTAGACAGTGTTAACCCAATCTTAGATTCTATCAGAAGAGACAGAGGTTTATACGATTTCCGTGTAACAGTTTCATCTTCTCCTGAAGACTTAGACAGAAATACACTTACAGGTAAGATTTACTTAAAACCTACGAAGGCGTTAGAATTCATCGACATCGAATTCTTCATCACTCCAACAGGAGCTTCGTTTGAAAATATCTAATAAAAAAAATAGGGGGGAGTTAATCTCCCCCTTTTAGCCAATATGAAAAGAATAGTAGAAGGATTTAAATCAGAGCATACACCAGATATGAAATATTATGCATTCGATTGGGATGATAATATTGTTCATATGCCTACTAAAATAATTTTGAAAACCGAAGATGGCGATGAGGTTGGAATGAGTACCGATGATTTTGCGGAGTATAGACACGACATTGGAAAAAAACCTTTTGATTATAAGGGTGAAACAGTTGTTGGTTTTGCTGATGATGCTTTTAGAAACTTCAGAACTGCGGGAGATAAAGATTTTTTAATTGATGCAATGACCGCAAAAAAAGGTCCAGCATTCAATGACTTTAAAGAAGCGATTAACAACGGTTCGGTTTTTTCAATAATCACTGCGAGAGGTCACAACCCAAACACGTTAAAAGAAGCGGTTTACAATTATATCATCAATGGATTTGGTGGTATTGATAAAGACCAATTAGTGAGGAACCTTAAAAAATATAGAACATTTTCTGATGAAGAGGATATGTCTGATGATGATTTAATTAGGTCTTATTTAGAATTAAATAGATATCATCCTGTATCGTTCGGTAATGATGGAAGTGCTGCAAGTCCCGAAGAATTAAAAGTAATGGCAATGGATGAATTTGTGGACTATGTTAAAGGATTAGCAGCATTACTTAATAAAAAAGCTTATCTAAAAAAGGATATAGGTAATAGATTCATACCAGAACAACCTAAAATAGGTTTTTCAGATGATGATTTAAAGAATGTAGAAAAGATAAGTAAGCATTTTAAAGATAAACCAGATAATATAGTAAAAACTTATTCTACTGCTGGAGGAATTAAGAAGGAATATAAATAATGAATATTCATTTTTAACGACAAAGTAAATAGAAATATTTTTAACAAGACTATATTTATAAGATATAAACAAAGAAAAACAAAAATTTAAATAACATGGCGGATTTATTAATGAAAATGCCGATACCTTACGAACCGAAACGTCAGAACCGATTCATCTTAAGGTTTCCTTCAAGCTTAGGTATTAACGAGTGGTTTGTGGAGAGTACTAAGAGACCTTCAATCAAGATAGCACCAACTGAAATTCAATTCTTGAATACTTCAACATATGTTGCAGGTAGATTCAACTGGGATGAGATGACAGTTAAATTTAGAGACCCAATTGGACCGTCAGCGGCTCAAGCTCTTATGGAGTGGGTTCGTTTACACGCTGAGTCTGTAACAGGTCGTATGGGATATGCTGCAGGTTATAAGAAAGACATTGACTTGGAGATGTTAGACCCGACAGGTGTTGTTGTTGAAAAATGGATTCTTTACGGAACCTTCCTAACAAGTGTGGACTTCGGTTCATTAGGTTATTCAACAGACGCTTTAGCAGACATCACAGCAAGTCTTCGTCCTGACCGTTGTGTGTTGGTTTACTAATACTATTTATAAAAAATCAATAGAAACTATATTTAACCGTAAAGACATAAACTTTACGGTTATTTTTTTATATGGACAATCAAACATCAAATTACGCACAATCTAATTTCACACTCCCTCATGACGTGGTACCTTTACCATCACAAGGAGTATTTTATAAAAACAAAAAGAAATCTGTTAAGGTAGGTTATCTTACCGCCGCAGATGAAAACATTCTTTTATCTGGTGGAGAGGACATCACCACTAATTTAATTAGAACTAAATTATATGAACCAGACATTAGAGTCGAGGATTTGTTAGAAGGTGATGTTGAAGCGATTCTTGTTTTCTTAAGAAACACTTCATTTGGTCCTGAAATAACATTGAATGTAACAGACCCTAATACAAGAAAATCGTTCGAAACAACTGTTGTTTTAGATGAACTTACAATTATTAAAGGTCAAGAACCTTTGGAAGACGGAACATTCATGGTTACATTACCGAAGTCAGAGGCTACCATTAAAATTAGACCAATGACATAC